TTGCCTTTCTTAAAGCGGTAACTTGAGCCCAACTCAAGTCACCGATTTCACGTCCCATCGTTAAGACTTGCTCTTGATAAATCACGATGCCTAATGTTTCTTTCAAATATGGCTCGACTATGGGATGATTGTAAAGAATTGGCTCGCGCCCTGTGCGCCGCTTACACCAGAGGTTTGCTCCTCCGGTAGCCAGTGGACCTGGACGTGCCAATGCCGTGATTGCGATGATGTCATCAAGATGATTAATGTCTCGGACCTGCTTGACGAGATTTTGTAGGGCGATACCATTGAACTGGAAGATACCGGCGAACTTAAAGTCATTGAGGATTTTGAATGCGAGCGGGTCATCCAGTGGTAGCTTCTCAAGATATCCATTGACCGATTTTTCTCCTATCAACTCAAGCGTCCGTTCGAAAATAGATAGCTGTGTGAGACCAAGCGCATCGATCTTCAACATATTGAGCGACTCAGCGTCGTATTTATCACACATCGCGACATTGGTCTGACCGTGAACGGCGACGTGATCGAGAATTGGGCTTTGCGTAAGTAATAATCCTGCTGCGTGCTGCGAGGAGGAGTTAGGATGCCCCTCCATCTGTTGGGCGAGCTTCATGCTGGGAAAATCCTTGATCATAAGCCGGCCAGCGTCCGTGGACTCCAATGTATCTTCAATAGTCTGCCAAGCCCGCGCATCTCCCAGCGATCTTTCGACAATGGTATCTGATACTTTCGTCACCATCCATTTCGGTACTCTTAAGCTGGCACCGGCTTGGTTCAAAGCCGATGTCGGCTTAAACAGTGTAACAGTTCCAAGACGGGCAACATGGTCCTTGCCGTATTTCTCCTCTGCGTATTTGAAAGCCTCAAAGCGCCGCGCATCGGAGAAGTCAATATCAATATCCGGTAGATCGGCGCGCGTTGTATCAATGAACCTCTCAAAGATCAATCCATAGGGAATAGGATCCACCGCGGTGATGTTGAGGAGGTAACAAACAAGAGAGCCGCACGAACTACCTCTTGCGGGACCGACAATCATCTTGGTCTTTGCGTAGCATACCAGGTCGGCAATGATGAAAAAGTAATCCTCAAACTTTTTCTCTTCAATTAGTCCCAACTCACGATCAAGTCGAGCAGAATAGACTGGATCATTGAGATCAATGCCCAGCCTATCAGCCCCATCTAAACATAACTCGCGCAGCGTCCGGTTTTTTCTCGGAGTAAGTAGCTCGGCAGGTAACAACTTGGCGTTACATTTCGCAAAAACCTTTTTGCGGTTTGCAATAGCATCTGCCTTATGCTTATCAGATGCTATCCTAATAGACTTATCCCACTCATCATCGGACAGGATGTACATTGGATAGCTTTGCGTATTGCTACGCTTACCAAGCGCAACACGATATATCTCCTTGTCTTTGGCTAATGGATAATAATTCTCCGAACATGCAATGAACTTGAATTTGCGCTCGACCGCTTGTGTGTATAAGCCTTTGGGCAATGCTGGACTAAGCGCAACGAACAAATCTGGATCTGATGGATCGAGCAGTTCAAGTTGCGCCCGCTCCCCGGCGATCTTAATAACTCCCGTTGCGTTGTTAACATCTTCATAGCGCAAGTGCGGTGTTTTGGCGGCGATGCTGGTCGCTAGATGTACGAGTTGATTGAGAGACTTTAAGTTGTCCTTGGCGAGGAACGTCATATTGTCGATTGCTGGAAGCTTTTGCCCGATGGCGGCAGCAACACTAAGCTCAACGCCAAAAAGCGGAGCCTTGACGAGTTTATTCCATGAGGTAAATCCAAATGTTGAATCTTTGTCTGTGATGGGCTGTCTGGATAGTTGAATTTCATTCAACCGTTCAGACACCTCCTCCAAATGCCCCCACGCAGTCTTAAAGGAGTAACCTGTTCTTATTCTTGCGCTCATATCGCTCCTCTTTTGAATAGCTCCAACGTACAGCGTATCAGAGCCTGACAATCTGGCTTGGCTCGGTGTGCGTCCTTGAATTGCGTTCCGAAAAGATACTCGTGAAGCTTTGTTAGGGAAAGCCTTCCACCGTTTAGATAGGCGGAAGCCTCGACCGTACAAATGACCTCTGGCCACATCAATGATTGCTTGAGGCGTTCATATTCAATATCGATCATCTCGCAGTCGAACGAAACATTATGGGCGATCACATACTCGCCTTGGAGGAGGATTGATCTGATATTATCCGCTACGTCCTTGAATGATGGTTGATCCTCGAGCATCTCATTGGTAATGCCGGTCATTTGGGTTATGGTTTTCTTGTCGCCAAAGGCCGGCACATCAGAAAGCTTCCGGCTTGGCTTGATCAATGTGTCATATTCACGGATGATCTTACCAGTTTCAAGTTCAACTTGCGCGGCGTAGAACTCTATGACCTCGGGTTGTTGATTGAGGGACATGCTATGATTTTGGATAAGCCCTGTCGTTTCAGTGTCGAATATGACAGCGATCATTTCGCTTCCTCATCTAGCTCCGCTAGCATCATACAATAAACGGCGATGTCTCTAAGACTATCAGCATGACCGCCTTTATGAAAGTTTTTCATATATCGGCCATACTTTGCCGCGATCATAACAGCAATATCATAACGACTGAAGTCAATTTCCTTAACAAGGTTTATCCCATCAGGGAGATGGTTGATCATCATCTTGCCATGGCTCTTGTAATCAGCGCCATATTCTTTATTGCGTTCTTCGAATAAATCAGCAAGATCAATAAATCGCTCTGGAACAGTTTTAACCACCCACTCCTCCTATGTTGACTTGAAACAGCGCACAACGGACGCCTGATTCCTTGATTGCACTAACAACATCATCCCGGTCGTCAAAGAGTATCACAGTCGGCGTCTTTTGTAGACCGGAAAGACGATTTATCACCTCTTGCTTTTTGAAGTCTGCTGCGCCTTGATAGTTATCATTGGGCCGCATAATGAGTTCATCGAGAAAGACCTGATGCTTGATGCACCAGTTAATAGTTATCGCCCGCCACTTCTCCGGACGAGCAGTCAAGCCAATCGTCAACCACCGATCAGAGTTCAGACTTGCTAACAATGCTACCGTCTCTGGAATAGGCTCATCATCGACTGACAACTTGTGATACTCATCCCAGTTGCCGAGTTGATTGTCGCGCCAGAATGCATTGGAGATGGTATGGTCTATGTCGATGAAACAAATCTTATGAGGCTTGCGGTCGGCGTCTTTTGTTCTTGTACTCGACTTTGAACGTGTGGCAGTTGCGACAGGTGGCAGTCCGGTCAGCGTGGATACGCCAGCCGCGTTTCTTGGCTTGTGCCCTACAAGTCTGGACAGACCGGCCATTGAACGTTTCAGAATGCTTCTCATTTTTATTGCACCATAACTGGAGGACTACATATGAGACATATTTCATTTCAGTCCCACGTCTTTTTGAGAAGGTCTAGTTCCTTGAGCGCGTCATTCAATTCTGGCTTCTCGACAGGCGAGCGATCACCAAGCGCATCCTTCATGATTTTGTCAATGGCCGGTGTGCGTGTTCCTTCAGGAGAGAGAAACATATCTGCCCAAGGCCATAGTTGTATTGTGAGACGCTTCATCTCCGCTGCGACACTCGCATACTCGCCTTGTGCTCTTAGGTTCTCGCGCTTGGCGACCACACCTGCGAGTGATCGCAAGTTGTATTCCGCGGTCAATGGAGAGTATGTCGCCATCGGCAATATGGATCGAGCGTCCTGTGCCGGGATACCTTCCTTGATAAATACCGAATAGAGGAAAGCTGTCGAGGCCATGTGCATTTCAAAGACCTCCTTAAGCTTTTTGTTCTTCTTGATTGAGTCGGGCATTACCGACTTGAAGTGAGAGTTATCTACAACGCGCTGCGCCATCACGGCGAAGGATACTCCGACGCGGGACCGTGTCATCTGGTCACAGCAAGCGCGGGATATGTCCTCGATCTTGAACGTGATGTTGACAAACTCCCAAGAACTACGGATGGTCATTGCGACGGCCTTGAGTTGGTCTAATAGCTCCTCTTGCGAGAGACTATCCATATCCATTGGGGTATGGACGCGGGTGTTCTTGGCGCGGATTAGCTTCTTGGCGGCGTACCAGCGGTCATCAAGTCCAGCGCCGGTGTAATCAACGACTGTAACTTTCATTTTCGTTCCTTTCGATCATAACCGTGATGTTGTCCAAGCCACTTGTCGATTAGCCTTATGTCGTTAACAAGGTCATCAAGTAATAAATCAGGCCGCCACGTAGCAAAGCGTCCAAGCGAGTAGATATTGTGATGGTCTGTTGCCCAAGCGATGAAGCGTTTTCTTGCGTCATCGTCAATGGGCGTGATCTTTGAGTATTTCTGTTCATGAAGTGTTACCTCCATAACTTGATTTGAGCTTATGCCGAGTAGCTCGATAGCCGCAGAAGCGATCCACTTGGCGCTTACTTGTTCTGGTATTCTTGCTCTTGGTACCTCGATGATCATTTCATCTCCAGTTATCGAGATGCGGGAGATGGGGATGTTTGGGTCCGGGATAAGGAGGCTGATGAATGAATCGCAATCGGCGATCTTGGCGCGGACATTGTAGCCCTTGATTGCCTTGAACTCTGTTATGTCTGGCGCGTCGGGATAAGCCAGCATCTCCATAAGCTTCGGCATCGGTAGCGTACTGATAATTGGAATGTTGATCCCCGCTAGGTCGTGATCGTACCGATGGTTGAGCTTGAGGTTGATACTGTTAGCCATTCGACCTATCAGGTTTGGTGGTGCTATGTATCTCGGCTCAACGACCAGTCCGCTCGTGATGGAGCGGTCGCTGCGATACTGTCCCGTGCATTTATAGGAGTAGGCAAGGGCATCGATCACAGGATTGCGCCATTCTGCGGGACACTTAATCATGTTGACCTTGCGGAACGGAATACCAAGCACATCGCCTATTATTGGCGTTCTAAACCTAAGCACTGCGCTATGGTTGTTGGGGATATGCTCTTGTTGCTCAACGACCGTTACTGAATGACGCCGCTGTAACATATTAGCGGCGAGCAATCCCGCTAATCCCGCGCCGACGATTATCATCGAATGTTCTCCTGTTCATAGGCTCGTTCAAGAACCTCATCAACGACATTCGCCCAGACGTTGATCTTGATGAGCTGTGGATCGTCATGCGGTAGTAGTACCGCCGCCATCGCCCGGAGGTTGATAACAATCTGAGCGATGGCCGTGAGTTCGTGCTTTTTGATTTCAACGAGCATCTTCAACTACCCTTCCAACGTATATTGAGCCATCTGAAAAGCTGAAGATGATTTTTGTTTCAGTGAACTCGACCATAGCCTCTGGATCAAGCGCATCAAGAAGCTTGACCTGTTCTTGAATAGGGATGGAGTAAGGCATCTCCATCACCACGCTCCATATATCAGCTTTGTTTTTGAAGCGGCTGTGTAGTTTAGGTAATTTGGGCATCTTAGGTTTTTTATCGCGCATTGGACGAGACCGCTAGAAAGTGACGGTTTCTGCCACGCATCGTGCGGATGAAGCTCTTTTGCATGGCGGTAAGCTCAGAAAACTTTTTATCAAGGATGCCGCCTTCCTCAGAACATATCTCGATACATCCTTCACGATCATACATGCCTTGGAAGTTCCAAGGGCTATTGCGGATGGCGGTTAACTCCTCCCGTAGAGTTGGCTCATCTTTGCCTTCCTTTTCAACGACTGTGAGCGAGGCGCTGGGCTTTGCTGATGAACTATCCTTATAGCTGAGGATATAGTTCAACATGTCAGTATCTGGATCGAAGCCTTGCTTCTTGGCGTCAGCCGCCATCTCTTCAAGAAGGTCTTGTTTCTTGGAGCGATAGAGGATTGCGCAGAGGATGAAGTTGAGTCGATCTTTATCCATTGTAGTCTCCCTTTGTTAAGTTTGGTAGTAATAAAGTGGCTCCGCTCCGGAGTTACCCCACGCACAAACTCCCCGTGTAGAGACTTGGGGCGAGTATACCCAAGACGCCTCGCCTCCCCAAACACAACGAAAGGGAGGGTCAATGGCGGCAATGAGGATGAGCAGCCTCATTGCGTATTTGTGCACAGACCACATATTAGTTACATCGGCGCGTCGGCTGACTCACGGAGGACACCAGCGTGACCTTCTTCTGCTTCGCCGGATACCTTGTTACCATCGCAAGCTTTCTTGAGGTTCTTGCACTGGCGATACAATTCCCGCTCGCTGTCGTTTAATTCCCGATCATTTGCGACTTGTAAGAGATACCATTCGCCTTTGTCGTTCTTCTTGTAAACAGTCGTTAGGCGATAGCGCCAAGAGTAGCTTGGAAGAATCAAGCCGTGCTTTTGTTTCTGGTTGATAATAGTATTCCAACCATTTGATACGCCAAGGTTGGTAGACTTCATCGGGATCATGTACGGCAACGCCAAGCCATCAGGCATTATTGCGAAGCCGGTCCGATTTACCGTTTCAACAAGCGTGTTACCGTTCGGCATAACATAGACTGACTTGCCGGCTTGCTTCTCGCCAGTATCAATGGCGTCATGTGGAAGAGTGAAGTGCCGCGTCACAAAACCGCCACCACTGTCACGTGGTATCCATTCGACGAGACACCTAACTTGATGACAGGGAATAAAGATGACACCTTCATTGCCCTTGAAGATCGGCTGCGGCGCGTTCTTAAGCCAGATGTCGCCGACTTCAGCGCCTTCGATGTAAGCGTCATTGCGTTTGTTGACCTGAGGGGACAAGCCCTGTAGCACGTACATCAACGGAAGAACATTGTCTTCCGCTTTTTGCGAGGTGCCTTCACCAGCATCAGCAAGCATCTCCTTCAGGAAGTCATCGGAGACGGTATCGGCTGGGACTTGTTCCTTGTCCCTGACTTTCAAGGCGGTGTTGTTACCATTCTTAGCCATTTTAGGTTTCCTTCTTTCTGCGTGGGTTAGATTTAATTCTAGTCTCAACAACATCAAGCTCTTTAGCAACTTGATGCGCCATGTTTCGGATTATTTCCGATATTTCATTTACGCTTCTTGAGTCAGTTCCGTGGATTAGCATCATAGCCAGGGCGGGACGGATTAGTGCCCGTACCATTGTAGCAGCGGCAACGGTTGAATCAATATCAATGGTGTCGCACCGCCAGCGAAAGTCTTCAATGAGAGCATAAAGCTTCTCATCAAAGAATTTTCGCATATCGCGTTCCGCTTGAGTTCTCATTTGGCCCTCTTGGCGGTGAGCCTGACGATCGGTGAGATAGTACCGCCAATGACTGCGATGTTGGGCGGAAGGTCTTGCGCCTCGAAGCGTTCCCGCAACCAAGAGGAAAGCGTTGCCCAATGAACGGTCAAATCGAGATCAACATCGAGGCCCTTGGCCCTAAACTCCTTAACGATTGCGATGGCTTTACCGTAATCCTCCCGGTCTAAGGTAATAGTGATAACCGACTTGATGAGGTCTTCAGCGCCGTTCTCAACAAGCCAGTCCATAGCATCTTGCCGTTGTTCTGGCGTGAATTCCCTGGTTATTCCTGCCTTAACCTCTGTGTCAAGCTTAGCACTGTAGGCTGGGAGGTTGCCTGTCGGTTCCAACGTTAATCCGGCGATGCCGGTATCTTGAAAGAGAGTAGGCAGCGAGTTGCGGATTTTATCGCTGATACTTTTGTTGATCTCGCTGAGGCGTTCCTCCGTGTTTTGCTTATCAATGATAAGGTCACGGACTTCGCGCACCTCGGCTTTAACAGCATCAAGCTTATCTTGACTAGGCTTTTCGGCTTTTATGAAACTTGGCATTGTGTTTTCCTACACGGGTTAAACGTTCGTATAGCTTCGGCGTCTAATTTCGGAAAGTAAAGTTGTTTGTTTGGATGGCAAAGAAAAATCTTTACTAACAATTTGAATCGGAGGAGGGTCGAGGGAATGTCATTGGGAGACGGAACATGCATGAACGAGCGCCCTACAAGATGCCGGAGACGCACAAGTTGCCTGCGGCTCTACATAATTACCTGGCGCGCATTGGCGCTGAGGTAAGGAATTTTCGCAAGTATGTGGTCACCCGAGAAGGGCGCGACCATTACCACTATGATGCGAGTGTTATATCGGTCGTGGATGGTAAGATTGTCTGTAAGGAGGAGGAGTATGCGCCGACCAAGGAGGAAGCCGCAGCCATTGAGCTTGAGATTGAACACGCAACGAAGAACGGCACATGGCCCCGGCAGATTGACGCTGGTAATTCTTCTAACCGTGGGCTACGCATCGACGGTCTCAGGGCTATGGTTGGTGGAGACGCGCAGCTATTTGAGTACCGTGATATCAATGGCGAATTAAACTTTGTCCAGCAGCGGATAAGGAAAGAGGATGGTACCAAGGAGGATTTTCCCTGGAGCTACTGGAGTGATGGCCGCTGGCGGATGATGGAGCCTGACGGTCTCTTGCCCTTGTATGGATTGGAGAAGCTTAAAGACGCAATCGAGGTATTCATCCATGAAGGGGCGAAGTGCGCTGCGGCAATGACCGAGGAGTTCCTCAATGACCATCCTTGGAAGGATGAACTTCTGGGAGATGGCGTAGCTCATCTTGGATGGCCTGGTGGTGCCCCAAACCCGCACCGTGTTGATTGGGAGCCTATCCGCAAACTAGGGCGACATATTAAAGTAACAATCATCGCCGACAACGATATATCCGGCAACGACGCAGTCCCTAAGATAAGCCGCATCATTCAAAGGAGTGCCCTTGCGATAAAGTTTAGCCATCGCGGTTTCCCGCCGCACTTCGATTTGTCGGATGCTTGGCCAGAAGGCAACAATACCAAGTTCAGTGAATGCGTCACAGGAGCGACTTGGGCTACGAGGAAAAGTGGTGAGGATAAAAAGTATTTTGAGTTGCGGGAGGAATTCATATCGGAATGTAATTGGATTGTTAAGCCGTCCTTGTTCATCCACAACTCACATTCGGATATGCCGTTCTCTGATAAGGAGTTTAATGGATTGTTCTCGTCGTTCTCTGACGCTAAGAATGTCGCAGGGCTTTTACAGAAAAGCTTCCATGCGCGCTGCGATTGCTTGGCCTATGAGCCGGCGTTCCCTATGGGGAGTGTCGCTCTGCCTGGGATTGGAAGCGCGTACAACATGCACTGTCCTACAGCCCTGACACCACGGAAAGGCGACCTTGGTGCTTTTGAGGAGTTCTTGGAGATATTATTCCCCAACGAAAAGGAGCGACACCACGTTAAGTGTTGGATTGCTACGTTGGCGGCGCGGCTCGATATACGAATGAGGTATGGACTATTGATGCCGCATGAGACACAGGGGATTGGAAAGAATACTCTTGGGAATATCGTCGCGGAGCTAGTCGGTCCGCACAACGTCAGTTGGCCGAATGAAGAACAACTCCTTGATAAGTTCAATGGCTGGGCACGCAATAAGCGTCTAGCGATCATTGGTGAGGTATACCAAGGGCATAGTAGTAAATTATATAACCGCATGAAAGATGTTATCACGGACGATACATTGGACATCCGGTTAATGCACCAGGATACATTTACCATTAAGAACCACGTCCATGTGATTGCTTTCTCTAACAGTAATCGTCCGATTAAGATGGACGCTTCTGACCGGCGTTGGTATGTTCCTACTCTTGGGGGCGATGTGCGGACTGAGGCTTATTGGAAGGGCTTCAACAAGTACCTGAGAGAGGGAGGCTATGAAGCGATCCTTGCTTGGGCGAAGGAGTTTGTTAAAGATGAGGCAAACATTATTCCGACCGGCCGCCACGCGCCAATGACCGATGGTAAGACCAAAGTGATGGTTGCTTCGCTGAGCGATGGTGAAGCTCTGATATGGGATTTGGCTACAAGGATGAAGGCAATGAAGGGACAGCAGGAGGTTGTTGTCCGGCTCGATGCGGTCCGGGTATGGCTTAGTGATCGTAAGGCAGGGCTCAGTTCCAAGTACAAGGAAGGCAACTATCTTGAAACAGCCGAGACGATCTCAAGCATCTTCCGGAGGAATGGAATGGTTATTCCTGAGAAGCGATTCAGGAAGGAAAGCGTCCTATTCCGGGTTGTTGCTAATTTTGATTTGCCGGACAGTGCAACTTGGCCTGATATTGAAAAATGTTACAAGACCCCTGATGAGTTATTTGATGAGGATGCCTATTGAGGAATGTTACAACCGAGTATCCGGATATCCGGTAGGCACCCCATTTCCTACTTATATATAT